AACCTAACCTGATAACTAGGTAACTAAGTCGCTCTGGGGAGTAGTAGCCCTCTACTCCCCAGAGTCTTTAGAAAGGAAAAAAATGGCTTTAACGACAGTCAGTGAATTACGCTCCGTACTTGGAGTCGGCACTCTCTATCCAGACGCCACTTTACAAGAAGTTTGTGACGCATCGGATGCAGTCCTACTTCCAATGTTATGGGCTCCAAAATGGTTTTCAGTTGCTCACAGTAATGTGGTTGGCACAGGCACTTTATATTTTAACGAGAACATTTTAGATACTTTTTATGCAGGTCAAAGCGTAACAATTGCTAACTCAGGTTCTTCATATAACGGCACTAAGACCATTACAGCAGTAGGCGATTACTCAATTAGTGTTGCAACGAGTCACACTGTTGCTCAGGCCTACCACCCAATTTTTCCTTACGGATCTGTATCTACCACCACTTACACAGACTGGACTACAGATACAGCAGTGCAGCAAGCAGCTCTTTCCATATCTGTTGAAATTTGGCAAGCGCGTACAGCCACACTTTCTGGCAGTAACGCTGTCGATTTCCAGCCAAGCCCTTACCGATTGAGCGCGCAGCTTCTCGCTAAGGTGCGAGGATTGATCGCACACGCTCTAGACCCACGCTCGATGGTGGGATAATGCCAGTTGCACTTACGACACTTAGAACGACACTCGCCACAGCTCTAGTCGATAACACAAGATGGCAGACTTTTGCGTTCCCACCAAGTGTAGTCCTTGCTAATTCAGTCATCGTAAGTCCAGATGCAGAATACATTACACCAAGTAACAATGCTCGAAACACGGTAAGCCCACTGGCTAACTTTAAGATTATTATTACGACACCTTTGTTTGATAACGAAGGTAATTTAAATGGGATAGAAGATTTTGTAGTTCGAGTGTTCAATCTCCTCGCTGCATCTTCTTTGACCTATAATGTAAGCGGAATAAGCGCACCTAGTATTCTCAATGCTGCTTCGGGAGACCTTCTCAGCTGCGAGATGACCGTATCAATCCTAACAAGTTGGAGCTAACATGTCACTAACATCAGAGGATTTGGCCTTCTTGAAGAAGATTGGTCAGACTCCAGAAGTATCAGCACCAAAGCCAGTAACTACCAAGAAGGATGAGGAATAATCAATGGCAATTTTCTTAAACAATAAGGTCGGATTTAAGATTGCTACAGTCAATCTTTCTGATCATGTAACTGCTTTCACACTTAACCGCGTAGTAGATGCTATCGAGGTAAGTGCGATGGGTGATACAGCACATAAATTTGTTGCTGGATTGGCAGCAGATTCAATTACAGTTTCATTCCTGAATGACACAGCAGCAGCGTCAGTTCTTCCAACACTACAAGCAGCCTTCGGATCTACAGTTGCTTTCCAAGCAATTCAGGATTCTTCAGCAGTAGTATCAGCAACGAATCTTCTATACAGTGGTACGATTTTTGTTGATAACCTAACAGACATTAACGGCGCAGTCGGAGATGAAGGAATGATTGATATTACATTTACATGTAACTCAAAGACTTCTTACGCTTCCACAGGCACTTGGTCATAAACTAACTAACTAACAAAGGGGCAAAACCAATGGCAAAACTAAAGATCACTCGTACAGATGGAAGCGTACTCGAAGGTGAAATCACGCCAGCCGTGGAATATCTTTTCGAGATCCATCACAAGATAGGTTTTCATCGTGCGTTTCGTGAGCAAGAAATGCAAGGAATGGTCTATTGGTTAGCTTGGGAAGTTACTCGCAGGTCAGGTGAAACTGTTAAACCTTATGGGATTGAGTTCATTGAGACATTAAAAAATGTCGAGGTGCTTGACTCAGACCCTTTAGCTTAAAGCGCGATCAACCATTCACCTATCTAATTGCTAGGCTAAGCATTAGATTGGGGATCGCGCCACAGCACTTATTGGAATTAGATAAGACCATGCTAGATGCTCTAGTTCAAGGTCTAAAGGATGAAGCAAAGGAGATCAAAGATGCCAGTCGCAGTAAAGGGCGTCATAGAACTCCGTAAGGCTCTTAATAAATTTGCTCCAGACTTGGCTAAAGAATTAACTAAAGAGATTACTACTTCTCTTAAAGTAATCCAGAAATCTGCTAGAGGTTTCGTACCTAGCTCTGCTCCTAATAATCTTTACAATTGGGATCGAGTTGCTTCGGGCGAACCTAAAGCCTTTAACAAATCTGGCAGACTGCGCCCTTTCCCGCGTTACGATGCTACAGCTATTAAGCGCGGCATTGTCTATCGCACAGGCTACGGCAAGCCTAACTCTAGAGGTTTTAGATCTCTGTTTCGTGTTCGCAATAATTCTGCTGCCGGTGCTATCTATGAAACTGCTGGTCGTGCAAATCCGAGCGGCGATCCTAAGAGCAAGTCTAATAATCCTACGGCAGGTGCTAGGTTCGTTCAGCAAGGGCCGCTTTATGGTCGCAAGCGTGATGGTCAAGATATGCGAGGCCGCGTAATTTTCCGTGCTTGGGAACAGGATGAAGGAAAACAAACAGTAGCAATTTTCAAGGCTATTGAGACTGCCAGAATTAACTTAAATAAGCGTTCAACAGTGACCAGCATGAGGGAGTCAGCATGAGCAACATTGTCATTGACATTGCCGCACAGTTCACTGGCAAGCCAGCCTTTAAGAAAGCCGACACAGCTGTATCGCAATTAAACAAAAGTACACAAAATCTAGGTAAGACCCTTACTCGCACATTCGGCACAGCGGCAGTTCTGGCTTTTGGTCGCGCTTCTGTCAAAGCCTTTGCAGAGGATGACAAAGCAGCAACATCATTAGGTCAAACACTAAAGAACCTAAACCTTGCCTACGGATCAAACATTGGCACTGTTAATGGCTTCATCAATCGACTTGAAGCACAAACAGGCGTTCTCGATGATGAGCTTCGCCCAGCTATGGATCGGTTGCTTCGAGCAACATCGTCAGTTACTAAAGCGCAGGAATTACTAGGTCTTTCATTAGACATCGCAGCAGGTACAGGCAAGTCAGTCACGCAAGTTTCTCAGAGCTTGCAAAAGGCTTTCTTAGGTCAAACACAGGCACTTGGTCGTTTAGGTGTAGGACTTACAAAGGCAGAACTTTCATCTTCATCTTTTGAGGAGATCCAGCAACGCCTGACTGTACTATTTGCAGGACAGGCCACGGCAGCAGCAGAAACTTTTGCAGGTCAATTAGACAAGCTGACCATTGCTGCTAATAACGCAAAAGAGACTATTGGTAAAGGTTTATTTGACGCCATTTCAGCCTTGTCAGGCGGCAGCTTTAGCAACGGTGTTAATAATATTGACAAGTTAGCTACAGGCATTGCAGATACTTTAAGAAATGTCGGTCTTCTAATCGGAAAGTTAGAGCAGTTTAAGCCTGTCCTTATTGCAGTAGGCATTGCAGCGGCAGCAGCTTTCTTGCCTGTCACTACTGCTATTGCAGGAATACTTTTCTTACTTGGAGATCTTAATAAGCAATTAGATAGGCAATCTTTTGCTAAGGGTGTAATACCTAAGGGGATGGGCAACATCTCGATGACAGTTTCAGGACAGGTAGATAACACTGTTCTAAAGAATCAAAAGGGAGTTACAAAGCTCACAAAAGAGCAGTTAGCAGCACAAAAGGAAATCTTAAAAAATAAGAAACTATCGGCTGCTATTGACAAGGCCAACCTTTTGCTTGGCAAGGGTGAGAGTGTCTTTGACTTGGATAAGATCCAACTCAATGCAGCTCTTATTAACCAAGCACAATTGCTTGGCAAGGTAACTGACGCAGCACAGATTTTGCAAATTGCCAACGATACTGCTCGCCTTAATGTCAAGCGTTCTATCCTTGCTTTAGAAGATGCTATTGCTTCTAAAGATGAAGCAGCGATTATTGCAGCAACTAAGAAGTTAAATGCAGATCTTGGCGTCCTTAATGCTCTTACTGGCCAGAACACTCAGATGTCAGCAATTAAATCTATTCTAGATGGATTAAAATCTAAAGATTTAATTAACCAAGATAACTTAGATGAATCTTTACGCAAGATTAGAGAAATGCTTGACCTTCTATCAAAATTTAAGATACCTACAATTATCCCACCAGCAGGCAATCCACCAGCAGGCGGTGGTGGCGGTGGTGGCGGATTTATTCAGACACCAAACGGAATTCGCCCGATTGATCCTGCTCGTTCTATAGAAGAAATTAACAAAGCCAACGAAGATCTTGGCGGAGTTATCTCAGTTATCGGAGAAAACGGTAAAGAGTTTATTAAACTTATAGATGGACTTGCTCCAGTATTTCAAACATTAGAAGATTCAGGCGCATTTAATGCCCTTGTAAATTCTTTTGCAGGCGGTACAATTGGTTCATTCGATGCAGGATCATTCCGTGCAGCAGAAGGCGGATCAATCTTTAATTCAGGCGCAGTGGGTTCACGCGACAGAGACTTTAACATCACTGTAAATACAGGCATAGGTGATCCTAACGCTATTGCAGAAGCTGTTAATCAAGTGATCCAAGATGCAGTAGATCGCGGCACTCTGCGAGCTGGGGCGTTTTAATGACATGGCTTCCAGAATGGCGAGTTACAGTAGGCGATGATGTTTATACGACTGTCACTTCTGTTTCTTTTGCCTCTGGTCGCTTGGACATTGATCGCCAAGCAACAGCAGGTTACTGCCAAGTACAGATAATAAATACAGATAACACAGAATTCACTATCAATGTTACAGAGCCAGTTACCCTAGAACTTAAAAATAGCTCTGGCACATATGTAACTGTATTCGGTGGCGAGGTATCAGACTTTAACATCGGAGTGCGTAGCCCTGAAGAATCAGGCTATGTAACGACTGGCACGATCTTAGGCATTGGCTCTCTGGCTAAACTAACAAAGGCTGTCTATAACACAGCACTTGCAGAAGCATTAGATGGGACACAAATATCAGAGATCTTAGGACAAGCCCTTAACATTACATGGGCAGAAATCACACCCACAGTGACATGGGCAACCTATCCGGCAGATGTCACATGGGCTAATGCAGAGTCTTACATTGGTGAAGTGGACTCAGGCTTCTACACAATGATTGCCCTTGCAGCTAGTGCCTCTGCTAAGTCTCAGACCCTTGTCGATCAGATTGCCAGTAGCGCACTTGGACAGATCTACGAGGAAAAGGATGGAGATGTCTCTTATGCAGATGCAGACCACAGATCTAACCTGCTCTCAACGAATGGCTATACTTTCCTTGATGGCGCATATGCAACACCAAGTTCTATCACATCCACAACTCAGATTGCTCGCATCCGTAACAGCCTTATTTATCGCTATGCCACAGGATACGCTTCAACCTACAGCACCTCTGATCCAGACTCCATAGCCTCTTATGGGCTCTTTGAGCGTTCATTTGACTCTAACATTAAGAACCTTGCGGACATTACCGACATTGCCAACAGAGAACTTAATCTAAGGCGTGTGCCTAAGGGCTCACTAGGAGCAATCACCTTTCGCTTAGATAATCCAAACATGAGCAGTGCGATGCTTGACAGTCTTATCGGAGTGTATTTTGGTCAGCCTATGCTTATCAGCAATCTTCCCAGCAATTTGCTTGGTGGCACTTTCGATGGCTTTGTAGAGAATGTAGCCCTTAGAGCTACACCGACTTATGTAGATCTAACTCTTTACATTTCAGCCACAGAGTTTTCATTATCTACGACACAATGGGACACAGTTTTGCCTAGCACAATAGACTGGGCAACCACAAATGCTACACTTATCTGGAACAACGCGACAGGAGTA